TCCATCGCCCTGCTTACCGCGTCCGGCGAAGTCGAGGTGGACGTGATCATCATAGGAACATAACCATGCCGATCTCGAACTGGTGCAAGCGGCCTTCCGCGGCCGACCTTACCGAGCGGGTGCAGATTCAGAACCCGACTGCGGTCAGGTCGTTCGACGGTTCGTCTTCACTGACGTGGCAGACGGTCGCCACGGTTTACGCTGATGTCTACGGTGCCTCGGGTCGCGAGGTGATCATGGCCATGACCGCTGAGACGCTCGTGACGCACAAGGTCAAGATGCGGTTCCGCGACGACGTTGACGGACAGACCAGGCTTATCTGGCGAGGCAAGGAACTCGAAGTGGTCGTGGCCCTTCCTCGGTACAACCGCTCCTACCTTGAGATCATGTGTCGGGAGGTCGAGGAATGAGCAAGTTCCCCGCGGCTGGTGCGTCGTCCTCTGGCATGAAGAGCACGGCGTTTGCGTCGATCGACTGGGGCAGTGCCCTGGAAGACCTGGCCAAGCGTATGGCGAAGTTGTACGCCAGGATGGAGCCGCCTGAACTACGCCCAGTCATGATGAACGCCGTGAAGTCGATCGCTGACGACTACCGTACCATCGCACAGCGAAACGCCGCCACTGGCAACCTGGCCAAGAGCGTCCAGCGGAAGTTCATCGCCTACGACTACGCCGCCTCGGTCATCGCAGGCCCGAAGCACACTGGCTCGGGCTCGGCCGACGAGGAGACAGGCTCAGGCAACCACGCCTGGCTCATCGAGTTCGGCACAAAGGAACGGCGGCCCGGCGGCGGCAATAAGAAGCCGGCACTCTACGTACACAAAGAGGTCAATGGGCGGATGAAGGGCTACGGTGCGATGGCCTCGGAGGACTTCGAGGAGGCGTCATCGGAATACGCTTTCGTCATGGGCACGAAGAACCGGCCGTTCATCAACCCAGGAAAGCACTGGGGCCCCTACGCCGTCCGCCCGAACCAGACCTACGGAGCCATGCCACGCCTCGGCTGGATGCAGGACACCATTATGGCCAACCGGGCCGATGTCCAGCGGTCCCTGGAGCGGGGTGTCGGTGGTATATTGAAGACATATGACGCCTGAAGCCTACATCTCGTACAAACTGCTCTCGTCCCCCGAGGTCGCATCGGTCATCGGGGATCGGGCCTATAACGTCTTCGTGCCGAAGGCGGATATGGAGATGCCGTTTGTCGTTTTCCGCCGAGGGCAGTCAAACAACGACAGTACGTTGTCGGCACCGGGTCCGCTCGGGATGCCGATGACGACATTCTTCGTGTCGGCATGGGCGGAGACGCTCGGCGAGGCACGGGTGCTGGGTGATGCAGTTCGGGAGGCCCTCGACGGCCAGATCGGCTCGGCAGCCGGTGTGACCGTCGTGAGCCTGTCGCTCACGAGCGAAGTTGATGATTATATCGACCCGGCTCCGGCGGGAGCACAACTCCCGCTGGCGTACGAGGTTCGTCAAGTTTTCCAGGTCCGCTGGCAGCGGCAATAACAAACAGGAGCAAACTGAATGGCTATTTCAGCCCAAGGCCTGACATTCACATTCGGGACCGCGACGCTGTCGGTGACCAGCGTATCCGTCAATGATTCCCAGGAACTCCAGGACGCAACCGACCTCGGCGTTGCACCAGGTGGCAATCGCATTTACGTGAGCGGTTTCGCAACCGACCGCGAAGTCACGATCGACTACTTCGACAGCGACATCCTGACGGCGGGTGCAACGGGTGCCCTGACGATCGCCGGCCCGATCTCGTTCACGGGAACGGCCACGATCTCGAACAGCACGCTGACGGCCTCCGTTGGCGACCTCGTGCGTGGTACGGCTACCTTCCGGGTCGTGTCGTAATGGCGTTCGTCCCGGCAGACGTTGAAGTCAAGTTGACACTTGACACAGGTGGCTTCGTCATCATACCGGCCACCTCGGTCTCCGCCAACTACGGCGAGGCCGAGGTGGTTGATGTGACCAACATCACTACGCCTCTCGGGGAGAAAGCCTTTATTCCTACTGGCGACCTGAAGTCCTACGGGTCGCTGTCGATCACAGCGAACAAAGAGAAAAACTGGTCCTACGGTCCTTACCGCGGTTCTTCTGGTACACTATCCTTGGCATCGCAAGAGCAAGGTTGGTCAATCTCGTACAAGGTCTACGTGACTACGGTTTCGGAGACACACGAGGCGGGCGGTCTTGCCAAGAATACCATCAACTTCGCTGTCTGGAAGTAGGAAACCATGCTTTCTAAGAACTCAATCCTGGCCGTCGACGACCGCGGCCTGAAGACCGTCTCGATCCCCGAATGGGGCGGAGACGCATACATCCGGGTTCTCTCCGGCACCGAGCGTGACCGGTACGAGGCCATGTTCAACGAAAAGGACACGAGCCTCTTCAAGGTCAAGTTCGTGGCCTCAAGCCTGTGCGACCAGGATGGCGTCCGTCTATTCTCGACGGACGAGGACATCAAGGCCCTAGCCGAGAAGAGCAGCCGTGTTCTAAACCGACTGTTCGACCTGTGCTGGGAGCACTCCTGCCTCTCGCCGGAATCGGTGGAAGAAGCGGGAAACGACTAGAGGCTGTCCCTTTCAGGAAGTTCCTCTTCACGCTCGCCCTGAACCTCGGGATGAGCGTGAAGAGGCTCCTGCAGGAGGTTGACAGCCGAGAACTCTCCGAATGGTGGGCCTACCACCGCATCCACCCGCTGCCAGACTCATGGAAGCAGTCGGCGAGGATCTGCCGCACCATTATGGCGGCCTCCGGCAACTACAAGCGAGTCCCGGACGAGGAAGAGTTCATCCCTGGCCAGCGTCAGTCTCACGACTCGATGCTTCGCGAACTAAGTAAACTGACCCAGAAATGATAGACTATTGAGGACACCCCTCGGGAGCATCCAGTGGCCTATCTATCAAAACTCTCCGCCAATCTGTCCCTGAACATCTCCGACTTCCGCAAGGGGCTCCAGCAGGGGCAGGCGGAGGTCAAGTCGTTCGAGAAGGCCACCAGGCGAGCCCTGAACAGCATCGCTGGCCGGGGCGGTGCTGCCGGCGGGTTCACTCAGAACGAGCGGTTCCGTCAGGCCATGATGCAAGGGCGGGCTGCGGGGCTCGACAGCGACACCCTCCGAAGGGCTCGAAGCAAGCAGGCGGCATTCACCACAGGCGGCCGGCTGGGCAGTGCTCGCGAGGGCCTCGGCGGGCTCTCTGGCGGTTCGCAGATGGACCTGTCTCCGCTGTTCCAGAAGGCCACTGCTTCCGTCCAGAAGATGAACGCCGAACTGGCCTCATCGAAGTCGCTGACTTCTGCGACCTACCGTGATGCTCTCCGGGATGTGAAGGCCTTCGAGGCTGCCGTCGTGGAGGCTAAGACCAAAGAGGCCTCGATGACGAAGGCCAACCAGCAACTCTCCTCTTTGGTTACCAGCGGCAGTGACATTCAGCGTAAGCAGGATGCGGACCGGAAGAAGCGGGCGAAGGAACTCTGGGATCAGTTCCAGAAGGATCACGACGATCGCGTCCGGCTTCAGGAGCAGGCCGATGCTAAGGCTAAGGCTTCCGCCGCATCCCTCGACAAGCAGCGTTCTGCCGCTCTCTACAAGGAGTTCCAGGGTAGCGAGAGGCTTCAGGAGCAGGCCGATGCTAAGGCTAAGGCTTCCGCCGCATCCCTCGACAAGCAGCGTTCGGCCGCTCTCTACAAGGAGTTCCAGGATAACGAGAGGCTTGAGAAGCAGTCTGCCGAGAAGGCTAAGGCTTCCGATAACTCCCTCGCGAAGCAGCGTGAGAAGAACGTCTACAAGGATTACCAGGATCGCCTCCGCAACCAGGAAAAACTGAACCGCATGCGGGACAAGGAAGGCTCTAAGGCCTTCGAGTCCCGTATTAGCAACAAGTTCTCTTCCGTTGCCACTCGCGAGTTCCTGGATGACAAGAAGATCGCTTCGGCCTCCTCGAAACTCCAGGCCTACCTTGGCATCATGGGCCACATCGGCACCGAGTCTTCCGAGGTGAATGCGAAGTTCCGCGAACTTGTCCGCCTCAACGACCAGGCTGCCAAGAACGGCATCCAGGGTTTCCGCGACATGGCCACGGCCATCAACAAGGCCGAGAAGGAGATGAACGATCTCCTGGCCGCCGAGGCGAAGGTTGCGAAAGTCAACGTCGGTGGTGCCCGTGGCATCGGGAAGGTCGTGGCAGCCGCTGGTGGCAAGGGTGGCTTCGGGAAGTTCGGCGGTGACGCAAGCATGGCCTTCCAGCAGGCAATCTACGCCATTGAGGATATGTCGTCTTCGACCGACGGCCTCCGCGGTGCCCTCCGCGGTGCTGCGAACAACTTGACGATGATCGGTGCTCAGTTCGGCTTAGTCGGGACGGCCGCCGCTGTCGCCTTCACCGGTATCGCTCAGTTGGTCCTGGCCTTCACGAACGCCGAGGACATCTTTGACGCTCCAAAGAAGCGTCTCGAAGAACTGAAGAAAGCCGAGGAGGAACTCACCGCAGCCCGTGGCCGGCAGAAGAACCTCCTCGACAACCTCATCAAGCAGATGAGTGGGCAGGGCTTCACTCAGCGTCGACGCGACCTGGAGTCCGACCGTGCGGCAGGCCGTGAGATGGCGGGTGCTGCAGCCGACACCCTCAAGGGGTTGGCGGACACCGAGGTCGGTGCGTTCGGCGACAGGAATGCCAAGTTCGGCAACATTGAGTCAGTCCGAAACGCGATGGCCTCCTACCAAATCGGCGGAGCCACGTTTGAAAGCGACATAAGCACCATGCGGGGCCGGTACGACTTGCTCCGCGGCATGGAGGGGGCTACCGACGCACAGCGGGCTTCAGCCGGGTGGGACGACGCCACAATCCAGTCAGTCCGAGACATGCTGCAGTCTCAACAGATGGAGTTGCTGGCCGGTGCTCTCCCGACGATCAACCAGATGGGCCGTGCTCGTGCTCAGGGCCAGGATGCACTTAGCCAGTACAGCGGTTTCGCTCAGGCCGACGCCATGTCAGCGAGCCTCACCGGCATCACCGAAGTTATGGACGATGCCACGGCGGCCCTCCGCAGCGGCGAGATGGTCTGGGAGGATTATGTCGCCGTCACCGAGGATGCCCTGAAGGCCCAGAACAAACTCAACGAGGAGATCGGTCGTTACGTTCGAGAGCAGGAGCAGCAGGCCGCCTTCAACGCCCGGCGGAAGTCCGCCCTGGACTCCTACCTGGCCACGACGGATCAAGGCCGAGAGCAGGCGATCATCGACTTCCTCCAGGGCGGCCAGTTGGCTGGCGTCGAGGTCGATCAACTCCGCTCCGAGGCCCGTGCTAACTTCGGCGGGACTGACGAGGACATGATCCGCGAGGCCGGTGCCGTCTCGAAGGCCCCGATCGGTGCAGGAGACCTTCGTGATGCTGCGGGGGCTGCCGAGCAGACTAGAATGCTGGCTGGGCAGGACAGTGCCGCTACGACGCGAGATGTGAATCTGAAGCAGTTGGAAGCACAGCAGCGAACGAACGATCTTATCGATCAACTCATCAGCGTCCAGCCCGGACTAGCGGAATAACGGAAGGAGCGTAATGGCTACTGTATTCGAGATGCCGCAAGGCACCAGCGGGAAGACCGGCGGCACTGGCGGCCCCTCCGCAGTCAAGTATATGCGGAAATGGAAGTTGGTAAAGGACTCCCCGACGGAGGCCTACAACGCTCCGTTGGCAGTCGGTGTCGACATCGGCTCCCAGTTCCCCGGTGACATCGTCGCTACGTGTGTGGCTCTCGACGACCAGCCAGAAGGCGAAAGCCGGATGGTCAGGATCATCACGGCCCGCTACGAGACACCGAAGAACACGTCATCCGGCAGCCGCGAGAACAACAACGACAACAACCTGGCACCGGACGTTCGGCCACCACGAATCGGCATCGACAGTTCGTTCGAGATGGCTCCGACGAACCAGTGGATCAAGAACCCGGCCGCCGCCACTGGCGACCAGGAGGAGATCACCGCCTTCCAGCCGAACGGCGAGATCGTCAGCGGACTCACGAAGCCGGTCAGGTCGATCACCTTCACGTACACACAGTTCAACTCTGCGGACCCGTCAGCGTTGGCGACAGATGTTGGCAAGGTGAACTCGGCGGCGTTCACCATCGCCGGAGTCTCTTACCCGAAGAGAACACTGCTGCTGAAGTCTGTCTCAAGCAAGCCGACAGTGATGGACTGGGGCGGGCAGAAGTATGCCGGCTGGACGACGACCATCCAGATCGCCTACCGCGAAAACATCCAGTGGGTGATCGACGAAACTCTCGCCGAGCCTTGGTACAACACGAAGACGGAGATCGGCTGGGACATGGCTGTGCCCCTTAAGGGCATGAACGTCATGAACGACGATTCTCAATACTCCGTCGACCCGAATGGATACAACCTTCTGAACACTGAGTTGGAAGGAGTTGTTGTCGACGCGGCTGGCCCGATTCCGTACGAACTCGGCCCTATGGGTCAGCAACTAGGTGCTTTCTGGGCGGGCACGACATTCCCTCAGAAGGGCAGTTACGCGAACGCTGACGAATCGAAGAGCGTCAAGAAGCAGATCGGCAAGGCCCAGGTGATCCGGCAGACCTCGGCTGGAACCTGGGAACAGGCGGACTCGAACGAGCCTATCCCGCTGAACCCAGACGGGACGCCACGTAGGAAGTACGTCTTGGCATTGGACCAGTTCTTCAATGCCCAGCAGGCCATCCTGGCATACCGCAGGTCTGTCTACAAAGAGTTCGACTTCGCTACTATTGGCTTGAGGTAGTCTGATGGCATACGTTCTATCCGAAGGCCTGTACGAGAAGATCAAGATCTTGATCGAGACATCCGGCCTCCCCATGCCGGAGCCGGAGAAGCGGACGACGGCGACGAAGCCTCGCCCGACATCCATGGCGTTCTTCTCACTCGACGAACCGCTCTACACGGGGCAGTCCGCCGCCGCTACGATCGGCCGGCAGAAGTGGGGATACGCCGGCGGGAATATGTGGTACGACTTCGTCCCAGGCGGCGACTCGACCACCGAGATATACGACGTGTTCATGCTGTGTGACGGCGTCCTGCCGGCGGACACGCTCGTCATGGCAGCGTACGTTGGGGACGCATGGTGCTTCATCCGGTCCACCCAGGGCTGCTCAGGAGGCACCCTACTCGGCAAAACATCTGCGGCGTGGGACAAGGGGTCGTCACAGGACATCACGGTCTATTCCGGGGCGAAGGGGGCCGAGTCGGTCCTGAACCGCAAGGACTCCAGCGGCGTCGACCAGCCGGTCAAAGTGTCCTGCTACAACCGGTTCGCAGATGTCGCAGCAAACAAGTGGGTTCGCATCACTCCAGGCGGCGACCTAATCGCTGCGGAATGTGGTTGACCCGAAGGGAGACGTGGTATACTATGGACCGAAGGTTCAACATCGCTGGCAAG